GATGTTGTCCGCATACAGAGCAGTAGACTCAGCACCAGAAGGAGATTCGTTGACCGCGGTCAGACCGTTCCAAGCGATGCCCTCGCCATAGGTATTGTTGTCACCCATAACGTACAGAACGCCATGGTCCACGCCGGTTTCATACAGGCGCTCACCAACAGCATCCCAGATAAGACGCTTATTAGCCATAGGATGTGATCCTCCTTAGAAATATATGGTAAACAAGTCATGATTGAGACGATCCTGCGTGTAATGTCGAACGAATCGAGTCCTGGGGATCTTCGATACTTTATCAACGACAATACTGTCGGGATTTGGATCAATCACGGTGACAGCATAGACATATTCCTGCTTATAAATACTATTGTCCGCATGGCCATTGCTGATCTCATCACGGTTATAGACAATAGCAGGATACGTCATTTGCTTGTTCTCAGGCCTCTGGTAATAAACCTGATTGGACCCAAGAAGCTTTCGAAGGAGTTCATGAAACTTCCGCCTATTGGTTTCCATTCGAGTCATTGTATACTCCTCCTAACACAAGGGTGAGGCGGGGGTAGGCCTCTTTGACCATACGCACCCGCCACTTGGTTCCCATGTATGTTGCATAACGGATCGAGTGGAAGTTCTTTTTGGCATAGGGATCGGCAACGATGCTTAAATCGTTCGCAATCACCAGATCGTCATTCAGACCTTCCTGAGCTTGAAGCTTCGCGGTGTTCGACACCCAATCGCCGAAGTGCTGACGTTCAACGATCTTCTCGATCCATACGCCTGGGCTCTCTTCGACCATTGTTGCATAGCCGATTTTCCCACAAAACTTCGCCATTTTGAATTAGCCGCCGGCCTTGACCGCGTAGGACTCGATGGTGATGGCGCTGTAGGGCTTGGTGAGAGCGCCGGAGCAACGGGTCTCCATCAGGTACTTCTGCTGGTTGATATCGATATCGAAATCGTCAAACATGGAGACCGCGCCACCCTTGTCGGCACCGACAGTGTAGTCGGTCAGGTTGACGATGATACCCATCAGGCTGTGGATGTATGCCTTGGAATCGGCCTCGTGGGTCACCTCACGGGTCAGACCCTCCATGACGGGAACGGTGACGATCTTGCTCACGCGCAGAGCGGTACGAAGCTCTTCCTCGGTCTTGTACAGACGATGGCCGATGCCGTCCTCGAGAAGAAGCATGTTGGTGAGCATCTCTTCGGTGGTGTAGAGAGCGGGATTGCCGCTGCCCTTGTAGTCCTTGCGGGACTTGATGCACTGACGGATGAACTCCTTGGCCAGCTTGTCGTCGTCATTGTAGGTAACGGAGTCGATACCGACCTTGATGGTGTACAGGTCCGCATCGGTCCAGATCGGGCGGATGTTGTCTTCCTTGATCTTGTCGTCAGAAGCAGTGGAACGGCCATCGGACACCAGGATCGCACGGGCGATTTCCTCATTGAGCATCATACGCATCTCGTTCTTGAGCCAGGCGACGACGTCGAAGTCGACGATGTCGATGATATCATCGCGATCGAGCTTCTGCTTCTTGTAGATGGTCTGAGGCGTGGTAGAACGCTTGAGCAGGGTGAAGACCTCTTCCTTCTTCAGCTTGCCCTTCAGGTAACCCTTGGCGCGGGCCTCGTCGGCAGTGATGTCAGCGAACACAGACTTGATGCGGGAGAACGGAACATGATGGACACCGGACATAACGCCGGAGACCCAGGTCATGTCGCGCTGGATGAACTGAGGCTGACGGGTGACATTGCGATCGTCGGGGAACAGATACTCGATGTTCTCGATACCGTAATCGGCATGCATCAGAGCGTCAGACAGACCCTCCATGTCGTCCATATGAGCCAGAACGGCTTCCTTCAGGGAGCTGCAGGCTTTAGCTTCCTTCGCAAGAAGAGCGAAGTTCTCACGAGTGAACTGAGCGGTCTTGTTCGCACCGCTCTCAAAGGCGTTATGAGCCATAGTGGGATCCTCCTTATTTTCTTCTCTGGCTGTTGCAACCAGATAATACATAACGTTTTTCTGCTTCTCATTCATAGAGTTAATGATATCCCGAATGGTCTCTTTGGAACCATCGGCATGCTGAAGTTCCAGATTCGTAATGGGATATTCCTCCCCATTTTGATTTACCGGAGTCGGATCAGATTCCGGCTCACCCTCATTGGTCGGATTTCCTTCCGGATTTTCCTCGGTTGATGTCGGATTGGATTCCGGCTCACTTTCGTTGGTTGGATTTCCTTCCGGATTTTCCTCGGCCGGCGTATTT